TCCGGGATATTCATGCGGTTCCTGTGCAGTGTCGGGGTGAAGCCGAAGGGATAGGCTGTTTGCACGATCTCGCCGTTCTTCTGCTCCCTGTACTGAACCTCGTCCAGTACATACAGCCCGTTCTCCTCGTGCCACGTTCCCGGCTTGTGGTCGGGAAGGAAGCCCTTGTATCGGTTCGCCATGCCGCGAGCGTAGCAGTAGGCGCAGCCGTGATTACAGCCAGTTATGGGATTGAATGAGGCGTCCGCCCAGTCGATCTTGGTAATCTGTCCCATTATGCCATCTCCTTTTCGAATACGTTCTCCGGCGTCAGGCCGTCGAGCTGCATCCTGCTGCCGGTGGCCTCGACCTGGCCGTTGTACTTGCCGGAGTAGGGCCGTGAAACGTCCTCCGCGTCCATGTAGACAAGCTGCGTAACCGGGTAGCCAGGGAACAGAACGATAACGCACGGGCTGTCGTTCTTGAGTTCCAATGTGATGTGGCCGCTAAAGCCAGGGTCAACGAATCCGGCATTCTGAACAGTCAGCCCGGCCCGACCGATGGAGCTGCGTCCCTGTACGAACGCTGCCGCCTTGACAGGCACATCAATGTGCTCAATCGTCGTCGCCAGCATAAACTCGCCCGGCATGATGCAGACGTGCTGCCCGTCCTCGAACTCGTAACGGTCGTAGGCCATTTCATCGCCGAGCATGACGGTCTGGTCTTTCTTCGGCTTGAGGAATGTGTTGCCGAGCCTCAGGTTGATGCTCGCCGGGTTTACGCTGCCGTCGTAGGTGTTTTCGATCATGCCGATGTCGATCAGGTTCTGCAAGCGCTTGTCACCCCAAATCATGCCTTAGTTTCCTCCTTGTCAATCTTTGATAAATCAGGCGCTTTTGCTTTGGCGACCTTCAGGATTCGCCTTTCGTATCGCCGGTTGTCCTCGCCGTTTTTGCGCCGGACGCCGTACAGCTTGCCGATGTGGTTGAGCGTCATGCCGTGAAGCGCACGCTTGAGAACGCGGTAGTTGTGCTGCTCGGTAAGCCAGTTGTCGATCTTCGTGAGAATGGAATTCATCGGTCATCCCTCCTAAATCGCCAGCGTGCCCTTGAGCCTGTGATTCCTCTGCTTATCGCGTGAGATGTCGAGGCAAAATCCGTCGCTCCGTTCGGCGATTCGGCTGCCGGTGGCTTCGTCAAAATCCGAGAGATCAGCGATATGCCACTCACTGGATATGATCGTCGGCAGCCTGTTGACGTATCGATAATTGATTAGCTCGAAGGCAAGCCTCTTGTCGGGGGCTGACGGCTCCATTTCTTCGCCTTTGTCGTTGGTGACCGGCTTGAACATGTCGTCAATGTACAGCACATCAACCGTCTGCAGACGTCCAAGCTCCTTCTCGTAGCTCTCCGCGTCGGTTACGATGGATTTAAGGCGTTTGCTGACCTGCGGCCAGATCACATAGATCAGCGGACGCTCCATGAGCAGCTTTCCGGCAACAGCGGTGCAAAGATGTGTCTTTCCGCACCCAGGCTGGCCGCCCATGTAAAGCCACCAGCCTTCCTTGACGCCTTCCGCGAGATAGCGTTTCGCCATGTCAAGCATCGCTTTCTGCCACGGTTCGGCGGCGACAAATCTCTTGAAAGTGTTTTCACGTATGCTCTTTTCGAGCCCAGACTGCCGCATCCGCCAGATGCTCTTTCGGATTTCCATGCACCGGCATGGCACGAGGTACTCGTATATGCTGCCGTTCTCGTCAACGCGAAACCCCATCGTGTTCCCGCGATTCATGCACAGGTCGCAGTTGTACCCGTCTCCAACGACCGTGACTCCATTTCCGTTGATGTTGTTCGTGGTATAGCCGTCCTTTAGGCTGCCGGACGAATGATTGTACTCATCGACCTTTTGCTTTTCGCGCTCAAAAATGCGCTCCCGCCGTTCTTCCGGCGACATTGCCATTTCGGCTTTCATACGCGCCAGCGCCTGGCGGGCGCGGTCAGACAATGGTTTGTCCTTCAAACAGCTTTCGAGGCCCTGAATCGCCAGTTCTCCCAGTGTCGGCATTTCGGCGTCCCCCTTTCTTTCTCGCGTGCGCTTCTGACGCAGCTTTGAATTCTGCAACCGTGCGGACATTCTCGTCAACGCACCGGTTTAGAATTGATTTCACGTAGTTGTAAACGCGGTGCCCGTTGCCGCAGGCCTCGTCGATCACGTGTATTATCAGCTCGTCTGTGAGGTGATCATCTTCTCTGAAGGTTAGGAGTTCAGATTCGTTATTAGGTGTCATGTACAGAAGATTATTCCTTGCGTATACAAGCAAGTTATCTACGAATACAGGGTTTTCTTCACCGTCATCTTCTCCAAAGGGATTTGAAGGTATGTTATAAAAAATACCAGCAGCAGTACCATTTCCTTTCCTTTCCTTTGTGGCATTTGCGGCTTGCGTTTCATCATTTGCGGCCCGCAAATGGGTATTTGCTTCCAGCGTGTGAACATTCGCGGATGGTGAGACCGCACTCAACGGCACGAGATTGATGGAGCCGGATTCTTCCGGGCGCAGAAGCCAATATTCACGAATAGCACTCCGAACGCGGCGCTTTGCGATCGCGATGGCGTACCTCTTTTGCATACCCCTACTTGTTAAGACACCCTGTGCGAAGAGCCTTTGATCAAAAAGTCCGCAACGCAAGCATGCCTCTACGGTCGCCTTGACCGTGCCAGATCGTATGCCAGCGCCCATCTTCCTTGCTATGGAAGCGTCACTGTCATCGCTCCATCTGTAGAAGTAGCCTTCGTCTCCGTATGCCTTCTGGCAGATATAGAAATAGATCGAGAATCCAAGCCACCCTTGCGCATCAAGCAGCTTGTCCATCTTTCGGTCGTTGTCGAACATGGTTACATCCCAGCCCGCGTAGTCTATGCCCTGTTTTGGCCTGCCGGACAAATGGATTCACCTTCTTTCACCCCTGCGTCCGTTGCCGGGCACAGGGGAGCGTTCGTCATCAGACACCGTTAGATGCCATCTGTGGAATATTATAGCCGCTAACAGTGTCATTGTCAATACAGATAATGCAACCAACAGAAACTTTTTTGATTACTCCATGATCGCGTGGCTGCCGTTCTCGTCCTTCGTCACCGTGATGTTCTGCGGGAACATTGCCTTCATTGCCTCGTCGTGGGTAATTGCCATGATGCACATATCGGCATATCGCCTCTGGATGGCTTCGAGGGCTTCCACATAGGCCCGCACACCGTCACTGTCCAGGAAGGGTGGCTCGTCAAGGAACAGGAAGCCGAGCTGCACACCCAGTTTGTTCTTCATCACCTCCGCAAGGGCGAGGATGACGCTCAGTGCCGCCTTGACGCGCTCGCCGCCAGACCTGGACAGATACGGCAGGCGGCCCGTGTCGGCGTCGTTGATAATGACGTCCAAGGTGGTGACTTCCTTCTTGTTGTTGCTCTTGAGCATCTTCTCGGTCGCCAGCTCCACGCTCATGCGCCCCTGTGACATCTGTCCGAGGATGTTGGATGCGGTGGCCTCGAAGATCGGGATGATGCTGCGCGTGATGTTATGGGGGATGCCGTTCTGTCCGAAAGCCTGCTTGAGCATTTCATACAACGAAGCCGTGTAGGCCTTCTCGTCGATCTGCCCGGCAACCTCCGCAACCTTCTGCAGGAGTGCATTCGTCCGCTCGATCTCTGCTTCCACCGACGCCTTTACGCCGACGGCCTTGTCGCGCTCGGCCTTTGCCTTGCCAAGCTCTGCGCGTTTGATGGCGATGGAGGCGTTCAGGTCGCGCTTCTTTGCTTCGGTTTCATTCTCGCCAGCCAACAGCGCCTCACGATCTTTGATGTGGGTGTTGTTCAGGTCAATCGACCTCTGATATTCATCAATGCGCTCCTGTGCGGCGTCACGCCGGTCTTTTGCGCCGACAAGCTGCTGCTCCTTCTCAACGAACGGGGCGCATTCCTTGATGGTGTCCACGGCGGCACAGTAGACATCGAATACCTCCGTATAGCCAGCGATCTCGCGGTCAACCTCGTCCAGGCGGCTCTTGCGCGTTTCGATCTCATAGACGATGGTGTTGTCCCGCTTTTCCGTCTCAGCGAGAGCAGGTTCCAGCCCGACGAGTTCCGAGGAATAGCTTTCGATCTGACGGAGCATCGTCGCGGCACCGGAAAGCTCATTGAGCCGAGCACGCATCTGCCGCAGGGCCGCCGCATCCACGCGATGCAGTGCGTCGCGCTTGGCCTGTGCCGTGTTGACGGCATCCGTGAGTGTGTTGATCTCGGTGCGCGAAGCCTCTGTAGCCTCTGCGTGTTTCTTTTCCAGCTCCGGCAAGGCGTCACGGGCGGCAACGGCGTCTGCGAGGAAACGGCAGGTGGCGGTTGCGGCGATGGGGCAGTTACTGTCCGCGAGCATGGCGACGCGCTTCTTCATGCTCTCGATTTCGACGGTGCGCTCGCGATATTCTGCGCGGGCGGTGCTGCGAGTATCGGCGAGCTTCCTGGACGCTTCCGTGACGGCGGCATCCGCTTCACGCCACTGTACTTCGATTTCCGCTGCAGCGTCAATCGCCGCCGCGATCTGACCATGCTCCTTCTGCTGAGCCTCATACTCCGGGCGCTTGCTGATCTCTGTGCGCAGCTTCTCGATGCGCGTATTCAGTTCAGATGCGCGGGCCGCGTTCTGAATCCCGGATTCCTCATAGCTCTTGATTTCGTTTTCGATGCCAGCTCGTTTCTCATGCAGCACAGTGATGGTGTTCACCTTATCCTGGAGCGAATCGCGCTCCTCCACGGCCCTGCGGTAACGCTCCGCGCCCTCGATGATGTCGCTCTGGCCGTCGAGCATAGCGTCGTACAGGGCGCGGTCGCCCTCTGCCATAAGCTTCTGCTCTTTTGCCTTCTCGATCATTTCACGCAGTTCTTCAATCTGGCGGCGATACATCGCGTAGACCTCGGAGGTGGTGTTCAGCTTGCCGAGATCGGCGTTGAGACCGTCCAATTCAGCCTGCAGCGCCTCAATAGCTTTGTCCTGCTCAGAGATCGCGGCATTGAGCGCGGTGAGGCGATTGGAAAGGGCCTCGGCGTCGCCGCATTGCTGTGTCAGCTCGTCCTTCTTGGCCTGCAGGGTGCGCACTTCACGGTTGGCCTCCGTGGCCCGGTCGCTGGCCTCGTCGGCCATCTGGTCGTAGATGCCGAGCCCGAGGATGTCAGAGAGAATCTGCATGCGCTCCTCTTTCCCGGCCTGCAGGAAAAGGCCATACTGGTCTTGCATAATCAGAGCGCAGGCCCGGAGGGTTTGTCCGTCAATGCCGATCACTCGCTGAATGGCGTCCTGAGTGTCGCGCATCTTCTCGCAGGAGCGGTCAACCCATTCGCCGTCAACCTTCTCGGATAGGTTCAGTGTGGCCTTGCCACTCTTGACGCGGGTGCGAACTACGCGCCACAGCTTTTCGCCAACGCGGAAGGTGAACTGAATCGCGCCGGAGCGCACTTTGTTGTCGTTGCAAATCCAGCCGGTCAGGTCGCCCTCGCGAGGCTCCTCGTACAGCGCGTCGAAGATTGCATCCATGAACAGGCTGCTCTTTCCGACGCCGTTCCTGCCATTGATCGTGGCAAAACGCACGTCCTCGAAGGAGAAGGTTTCGTCGAGGTAGTTGCGGTAGTTGGTAACACTGATCTCTACCGGCACGAGGACGCCGCTGGCCTTGTCTGCGTGGCCCTCCGCCAGAACACGGTCAATGATCTTGCCGCCGATATCCATCAGATCGGAGATCGTCTTTTCGTCAAGCGCCGTGGCACTGGTGGCGAGATATTCTTTCAGATTCTCCACGGGGTCGTTCTCGGAGGTCAGCTCCGTGCGGTTCACCGTCACCGTGATGTTACGCGGGGTGATTTCCTGCACCCAGAATGCGCCCATGTCCATGATCGCCCGTTCGAGCTGTGGGCGATTGAGCGCCTTCTGGTTCTCGTCGGTGCAATCGTATATGACGCGCACGATGGCGTCCTTCACGTCCTGCTGTGGCAGGATGCCGGTCAGGTTGAAGTCATGGATGGCGGCGTCGTCCAGCCGCACGGTCTTGAACTTGCGCGGGCTTGACAGCTCGATGAACTCGCTGCCGACAAGCTTCGAGCCGGTAGGCTTTTCGCAATCCAGCGTGTGAACGTAGAAGCCGCGAGCCTGGTCTTCATCGTTGAAGTTGAGCCGGTTGATGCTACCGCTGTAAAAAGCGTTTGCACCAAGTTCCTGCGGCCTGTGGATATGTCCGAAGCAGCACAGGTCATAGTTCGTCGCCATCAACGTGCGATGATAGATGATCGGTTCAAACTGACCGAACATCATGGTCTGACCGCTTTCTGTGTTGGCACCCTCTACAGTGTAGTGACCGACCAGTATGCATGGGTAGCTGGTGTGGTACTGCGCTTTCATGCCGAGTATGATCTTCTCAAGCGCTTCTGTGAATGCCTGGTTCTCTTGCTCGCGGTCAATGCCGGGGTTCTGACTGCGCCAGTAACCCTTGTCAAAGCCCGGCAAAGCCGCTATGTTTATCAGGTTGTCATTCTTATCGAAAACGCCGAAGACACCTGGTTCAGTTATGATGTTGACGCTTTCGTTGCCGTAAAAGTGCGTCTTGAGCATCTGGTAATGCTGCTCGCCGTCATGGTTTGGAGTGCCACGCACGATCACCACCGGCGCGACAGTCGCCAGGCGCTCAATGCGCTGAATGGCGTCGTTGACCTCGCTGATGCCGCGCTCGCTCCACGTCTTGGCGGCATGGAACAGGTCACCGGCATGGATGATCAGATCAGGTCTGGCTACGTTCGCCTTGTCAATGAATTCATCGAAGCAGCGCAGGGTGTCTTCGGCGCGGGCATTCTTCCCGGCCACCACCGGCCCCGGAAAGGGGCCGATGTGGGTGTCGGCAAAATGAACGATCTTCATTTCGAAGTTCCTCCTTTGTAATTACTGCTGGCTCCTTGCCTTCTTCTGGCAGTTGAAGCAGAGAGGCCGACCAAACTTGTCGATGGAGTAGTTGTAAACCTTCTCGCTGATATCCGCTCCGCAGGCGTCGCAGCACGGGCCGCTCTGCGGGTTGGGGTCAGGGTCGTGCAGGAAGTCGGGTTCGTTTGCCGGGTAATCGCCGGGCATATCGTCCGATGCGCCGGGCTGCGGGTCGCTGATGGTTGTCGGAATCATCGGCGGGATTTCGTCGTCATCGTCGCCGCTGACGTCGATCACGCGAGGCTGGCTGATGCTGGCGGCGTCGTGCCCGTAGAGGGCCTGCGCACCGGCGAAGAAGCCGTCAATGGCCCGTGCCTTGACCTCCGGGTTGTTGAGGTTGGGGACGAGGTAGGCAACCACGAAGGGCTTCTTGAGTTCTTCCAGCGTGTAGGTGGGCTTGATCATCAGCGCCGCCCGGATGGCCCGGTTCAGAGCTTTGCTCTCGCAGTGCTCAGCCCTGAACTTCATGAATTGCGTCTTCTGATTGGGCGTCATGCCTGCCGTTTCTTCCTCGATGTTCATCTCGCGGCTGGCCTTATACATGATGTCCTGACCGGTAAGCTGCGGGGCGAGAATTGTAACGGTATACTTCACATCCTTGTTGTTGCAGGAACCGCAGTTGACCGGGCGGCCAATGGCGCGGTTGACCTCCGCACACTTGAGGCACTTGGATGGAAGCTCCGACTGGGACTTTACTACGCGGATGCCAGCGGCCCGCATCAGCTTGAGCAGCGCCTTGCGGGTCAAGGCATACTTTCCGCGCTGCTGCTCATAGATTTCGCCGTCTTCGATTTTCGTAGAGATCGTGACGGCATTCATCACAGGAGACTGAATCTCCGCGATCTCGGCGACCGTCTGAATCGGCACGAGGACATTGAACTTCTCGGCGGGATACTGCGTGGACAGTGCCAGCGCGTTGTTCGAGGTTGCAGGAAGATTGTTGGACATTTTTTACACCCCCATATATTGCGTGGTCGTGGGAACTGTGCTATAATGGGGACAGTTGGAAAACGAGTTCCCACCGTTATCCTTCTGGCCTGGCCGAGCTGCAATCTTGGTCAGGCCCATTTTATCCCCAGTTCATCCATTGCTTCATATCTGCGCTTTGCCGCCAGTGCTTCGCTTTGCAGCCGGGCAATGTCGGCATGGAGCGCGTCGAGCCGGTTCTGGTTTACCTGTTCGGCAACAACCGCCGTAAGGTATGCTGTGTCGTACTCCCTTCGAAAGAGCTCGCTCTGGAAGTTCAGCTTCATGGTCGCGTATTCAAGGGCCGCACTGTACTCCGCGTCGGTAATCTGTCGGCCATATCGCGCTTCAACGAGCTGCTTGTTCGTCGTCGGTATCACGGCTTTCCTCCTCTCTGTTTCTATCAGTGTCCTACCGTGGAATATTATAGACGCTGTTAGTAACTTTGTCAAGCCTTTTTTTGACACCAACAGTTATTATTTTCCAGCGGGCTGCCGAGGGCGTTTCTGACCACGCTGCATCGACCCAGCGCGAACGACGCGAGACATAGACCGACCATACTGGTGAAGCTGGTTTTCAAATTCTGGATTCAGAAACACCAGGTCGTCCGGGTTTGGGTTTTCGCCGTGTTCACGTGCCTCGGCGAAACGCTCCATGTTGACGGTCTGGATTCTGCGCTGCAGGTCTCGAACCGTGTCGGCGTAATACATGCGCTCCTCCGCAACGGCGCGATACTTGTCCCAGATGATGATGCGGTCGATGCCGATTCCGGCGGCTACAGCGAGAATGATGTACAGGGTGATCATTCCAGTTTTTCCTCCTTCTTGTTGAACAGAGATTTGTAGGCATAGGAGCGGATGCAGACGGCGCAATCGCGGCGATGATCGCGCTTACACGAGCCATCATGCGGAATTTGCAGGATGTCGGCGATGCAGAGCGGGGACGCCGCAATGACATTCACGAGCCAGTCAAACGATTCCACGCAGGCCGTGCAGACATCGAGGCGGACGCTGGTGCGCGGGCGCTGCCCTCCGTAGAGGGCAAGCGCCACATCGTCAAAGGTTCCGCGCAGGTGCGCGGGCAGGGCTGCGCGTGTGCGCTCGATGGTGCTATTCGGCATAAACGGCACCTCCGTTCTTGCGCGGCCTGCCGCGTCGGCGGTGTTCCTCTTCACGCGCCAGCTCCGGCATCTTGAGGGCATCAGTGTCATCGTCCCCGGTGATGATGTGAGTTTCGTACCACTTCGACAGCGCCGTCTCTGAAACCCTCAGGGCTCCTCCGGCCTTGATAACCTCGCCGTATACCTTGCACTGGTGGATGATGTCATAGGCTTTCGATTGGCTCACGCAGAGCATATCCATGATCTGTTCTGCGCCGTAGTGCTTCTGCTTGAATCCGAGCGGTGACTTCCTTGCTGGCATATTGCCTTCCTCCTTTGTGATTGCCTGGCGGGTTATTCCGTGAGAAGAAGCTGGCTCTGCACGTCAATGAGATAGTCATCCCGGTTTGCAACGACCTTCTCATAGGCTTCCCTGCCTTGGAATTCGTCTACAACCCGGCGGCTCTCGTCATCCATTTCGTCATAGCTGACCTTGCCGTAGGATGGCGGCAGCCAGGCTTTATTGCGGCCAACGTAGATGTTGAGCCTGTCCACGATCTTCCGGTCATGGAACTTGATGTGGCAGGTTCCCTTCTTGTAGAATGTCACGGTGAAGTATTTGCAGACGATGTCCCTTGTCTGCTCGCTGGTCGCCGCCGACGCGAGAACGCCGGTCAGGTCGCACTCGCCGGTCTCGCCTCTGTCAAGGTAGTTGAATGCCTTTTCCAGATCGTCCAGTATGGCAAAACAGGCGCGAGTGTCCAGGCCTTCCAGGATATCGCGGTAGTTGCCGTGCTTGTCCGGCTTCCACTTCCTTGCGAAGCATCCCCATGTCGGAATGATGCAGCGCATGCCGACGTAGTGCGCCTTGTTTGTCTTCCAGCCGTCGAAGTAGTGGATGTTGCCGTTCTTGAGGTTCTCGTCAAACGTGTGCTTATCGGAAAGCATCTCGAAGCAATGCAAGATCGCGCCGTCAATGCCGACGGTGAGCTGGCCCATAATGCGGTTGAGCACCTGCTGGATGTTGAAGCGTGAGAACTCATAATCCCTCATCTCAGAGACGATTTCATCGTAGGTGCTTTTCATCGTCGCTGTCAGCTTATTGCGGAGCATCGGAAGGCTGAACAGGTCTTGCCAGAACTTGGAGCGCACCCGGCGCAGGTATTCGTTCACATTCCCCTCGTCACACCGGCTGCCGCAGTTCGAGTTTCCGATTGAGAGCTCGATGATCGGCACGTCAGACCCGCTGCCGCAGATATGTGGGGCGACGCCGTTGTAGGCCCGCATGAGGGCGATTCCCGTGTCGCACGTCAGCTCGTACTCGCGCAGCAGCCGCTCGATGTTATCAGATGGCGCGATGGCATTGACATTTTCCGTTTCAAACCTTTCCGCCTGTGCCTTGCGCAGATTCTCATAGATTCCATCGTCGGAAAATGTGCGCGGAATGGTGACGTTGATCAGGGCGACATCCACATTCGCCCTGCGCTGGGCTCTGGCAAAGGCGTTATCCATGTACTTGATGGTCGCGCCTGCCTCCGTCAGCTTCTTGAGCAGCAGCTTCCGGGTGTTGGTGTATGGATTGCGAATGGTTTCGGCGTTCAGGATGCAGGCGATCTGGCCGCCGTGTTCGCACAATTCCAGCGCGTGCAACAGGTGTTGATCTCCATTGGAGAACGGCGGGTTCATTATGTACAGGTCATATTGCCTGCGGGTGTTGAAGGTCAGGAAGTCATCATGCACGACGCGGTAGCCCTTCGATGTGAGGATAGCCTGGAGATTGGTGTCGATCTCGATGCAATCCACGTCCAGCTTGCCATTCTCAGAATAATCGTGTCCACAGATGTGATAGTAATAACCACGCTTCGCAGACTTCGCGTGATCGATCAGGTCTCCTTTTCCGGCGCTCGGTTCCAGCACATTGGAAACGCCGCGCCACTTCACACCAGCCAGCAGCTTCCCGGCGACGTTCGACGGAGTTGGATAGAAGTCAGCATCCCATGACGGGAGATAAGCCACCGGCGCTTGTTTGGCCTGCCGGGCGGTGTGCTGCCTGTAGTATGACTTCGCATGCTCCGTCAACTCGATCTTGGCGGCATAGAGCGTATCGGTAGTCCGCTTCGTGTAGTGAACGTAGGACAGCCTGACGCCGCCGTCGTACTGTTGGCCATCTTCACAGACTTCGATTCGATAGCGCGGGCGGCCATAGGACGGATTGGAATCGTAAATGACCCGGCCAACCAGCACGCCGTGAAGAAAACAATCCCACTCGTGGTTCGGCGTTACGCATTTCTGCTTGTCGGTGACGTGTCGGTCGATCAGTTGGAGATGGTCTGACATCTGGTTTCTCCTCTCTTGTTTGTGTGGTTTACGCTGTTCACGGATTGCCAGAGTAAATCCTCAAGCGTATTCATGGCGCGTTTTGCGGTTACGAGTTCGATGTCCGGAATGCTGTCCAGGGCATTCTTGGCGTCCATGACCATTGCGTAGACCTCGCCGACGGTAGGCCGTGGTCGCCTCGTTGGTGCCGCCGGGTGTTGTGGTTTCGGCTGAGCCTTGCGCTTGCGCGGCTTCTTCTTGAATAAGCAGAACATTGTCGTTTCCTCCTGATTACAGCCTGTTCTTATCGGCGTAGATTTGCAGCGCATCAATGACGGTCTTGAGGCTGCCGAGCTTTTTCACGACATCTTGAAATGCGGAAACTTCGTCCGGGCTCACCTTACCGTCAGAGGCGATCAGTAGCAGTGCCTTTGCAACGTCGCCAACGCCCTGTGCCTCGTTAAACAACTTGATAGCTGTCCGCTCAAAGCATTCGTCCTGCACGGGGTTCACGCGCCCGCAGCCGATGGGGCAGATCATGGCGCAGTAATTGGTCAGAAGTTCCGGCGCGTTGTAGAGCTGTGCCATGCGCCGGGCGTTGATGTTGCTGGGTAACACTTCGTCGCGTTCCCACCGCCCAATGGTTTCGGGAGAGGAGACTTCCAGCGCTTCAGCAGCGCCTTGCTGGGTTGCCAGCTTCTCATTGTAGGCCGAGGCTTTCAAACGCGCCTCGCGGAGTTGTTCTCCAAAGGTTTTTCCACCATTCAAAATCCTTCACCTCTTACTCTGTCTGTGCTACAATAACTTCACGGTGCTTGAATGCGTCGCGATCAACGTCGAAGAATTCGACGGGGAATCCGAGCAGCTTCGAGAGCCGGGCGGCGACCCGCTTTGAAGGGTTCCGCTTGCCATACTCGATGTTCTGGTAGTGGTCGAGGCTGATGCCTGCCGCAGTTGCCGCCTCCGTCTGCGTCATGTGCGCACCTTTGCGCAGGGCGCGGAGCCAGATGCGCTTATGGGATTCATTCAAGATTTTGTCACCCCCTCGTCGTTGCCCTTGCTCGAATTTGACGGTATAATGGAAGTTGGATTTTTAGCACTGTTCCGCAATTTTGCGCGGTTTGCGCTTCTTGCGCGTTCCGTGGAATACCGTCAAGCGGTTATGGGGACAGTATAACTAACATCTGTAAGTTTGTCAAGGGGTAAAGACTAACATCTGAAAGTTTTCATAATTGAGGTGCATTATGACAATTTGTGAGCGGATGTTCTGGCTTATCGATAGTAAAACAGATAAAAATGCAGCAGGGTTGGCAAAATCGCTGGGTGTAACGACTGCGCAAACGACGAATTGGAAAGCGAGAGGAACAGACCCGCCAGCAAAGTATATAGCTAACATATGTGAGTATCTTGAGGTGACGCCGATGTGGTTGCTAACCGGCGAAGATGGTGCTGACCGTGGATTCGATATTGATGGGCGTGAAAAGAATCTGATCGAGCATTTCAGGGCACTCGACTACGATGGTAAGGCCAGAGTGGAAACGACTGCAGCCAACGAGCATGACCGTATGCGCTTAGAGGGGGATAGCGCAAAGACAGCGACATAGGGAACCGATATTCGAGAATGTATACCCGATTCGACCGTACTAAGGAGGAAGGCTGAATGGCAAAACTTGGCGCAGGAAAAAGGCAGATGCAGGCCGTGAGGAAGAAGCAGGCAAGGCAGACGCAAAAGGCGCTAAAGGGTTTCTTCGGAATCTTCAAGCCTAAGAAGAAAAGGAAACACAAGTTATTTTGAGGAGGAAGCTACCATGAAGAAAGTCATTACAATCGTCGTTACAATAGCAATGATTCTGTGCTGCGTGCCGTCGTTGGCCGAACAGGGAGGGCTCGATTTTTCGAATCTGTCAGACGAGCAGCTTCAATATCTGATTGATGCGGCATTGGCGGAGCAGGAAGCGCGGAAAGCTTCTGGCGCAGGTGCGAATGAGGAGGGAGCCGGAGCCGATGTCGCGACAGGACAAATCGAAGCGGAAATCTCGGCCCAGCCGGTTTACGTCCAGGAGGCCAACCTGATCGTCCAGTCCACCGAATACAAGG